CCATGTTACAAGAGCGAAGCAAGTGGAAGTTAGATGTTGATAAGGCTCAAGCATTACTTGAAGAGCTGACAACTGAGTATGACAAGTCTTACGACAGGTTGTTTAAGGTAATGCCACAAGTACCTAAGTATGTTGACCGTAAACGACCAGCTAGTATGTATAAGAAAGATGGTACGTTATCTACTGCAGGTCAACGATGGTACGACCTATGCGCTTCACATGGTTATGACTATACTAAACATGAAGAATCTATTAAGGTAATAGCTAAATGGGTTGACCCTAACCCTACCTCAATGGTTCAGATTAAAGCGTGGTTAACTGATTTAGAGTGGAAGCCTGACACGTATGATACTAACCCCAAGGGTGATCGCATACCTTTGGTTAAGTTAAAGGACGGTACGTTATCTAAATCAGTAGAGGCTATGATAACTAAGCACCCTTACTTAGAAGAGCTGGCTACCATGACAGTGGTTAAGAGCAGGATAAGTGTAGTTAATAATCTACTTAAGGCGGCTGATGCCAAGGGGTTTGTTACAGCACAGGTGCATGGCTTCACTAACACGCTAAGGTTTAGGCATAGGGTGTGTGTTAATATACCATCACCACGTAAGCCATACGGTAAAGAGATACGTGCATTGTTTACAGTGCGTAAGCCTGACCATGTGCTATGTGGTAGTGATATGTCCAGTCTTGAGGATAGAACTAAGCAACACTACATGTGGGGTTATGATCCTGAGTACGTTAAAGAGATGATGACTGAGGACTTTGACCCACACCTTGACTTGGCTTTGTCTGCTGGTGCTGTTACACCTGAGCAGGTTGCAGAGTATAAGGCTGGCAACCATACGCCAGAGGTGACACAAGTGCGCCACAACTACAAGGGTGGTAACTATGCTTGCACCTATGGGGCTGGTGTGCTTACGTTATCTAGGCAACTAGGTATTACTGAGTCAGAAGCTAGTAAGATACACAGGGCATATTGGTCACGTAACTGGTCAGTTAAATCTATTGCTGAAGATGCTATCATTAAATCAGTTAAGAACATTAAGAAAGAAGACAACACTTGGTTATACAATCCTGTTAGTAAGCTTTACTATTACTTAAAAGCTGACAAGGACAGGTTCAGTACACTTAATCAAGGTACTGGTGTGTTCTGCTTTGATGTTTGGATTGCTGGTATACTACGTAAACGACCACAACTAACCGCCCAGTTTCACGATGAGATAATCTTAGAGTGTAAGCAGGGTACTGAACAAGAAGTAACCAACCTACTAAAGGAGTCTGTACATGAGGTAAACAAGAAACTTAAGCTCAACCGTGAGCTAGATTGTGACATTCAATTTGGAAAAGACTATTCCAATATACATTAATATGTGTTATACTATTTATCCGATTCAATAAGGAGATTTACATGGCTTTAAAACGTAGAAGTACTATACCTGAAACCAAAACCAACAATGACAATGTTGAGTACACCAACCTAGAAGCTGGCGAACATGAGGGTAGATTAGTTTATGTAGCAGACTTGGGCTTGCAAGAGCGTGAGTACATGGGCGAATCAAAACCACCTGCTCAACAACTTTCACTAGGTATCGAGATCATTGGTCAAACAGTAAGCATTGATAACAAGGAAGTACCACGCATCTTATGGACTAAGCCTTTCAATGTATTCTACACTCTTACTGAGAAAGGCAATGAGATGAAATACTTTAGTGTCTTTGATGCATCTGCTCAAGAGGGTAGTGTAGCTGACTGGGATTCTGTACTTGGTTTACCCTGTAATGTAGTAATTAAACATACCAAAGGTAAGGGTGAGAACTCTAACCGAGTGTATGATAACATCTCTAACCTAACACCTATACCTGCTAAGTATCAAGAGGGTGTGGGTGCTGCACTTACTACTGACATGGCAGTTGGTGATGCTGATGACGAGAACAATGCGGCAACTAAAGCATTGTTTGGTTTAGCTAAGTTTGTATTTGATAAGCGTATCAATGAGAACAAACCTAAGCTATCTGTTGTTAAGGAATCAGTATCAGATGAGGACGATGACTTTGAAGACGATATCCCATTCTAAACTGCTGATTGATGGTGACCCTATCGTATACCGCATAGGGTTTGCCTGTCAGACTACCGATAAAGAAACAGGGTTGGTTGAGGCTGACCCTGTATCTCACACACTGCATAGCTGCAAACAGTTTGTTAATCAATTACTTAAGGATACTGGTGTATCCAAGTATAAGATATACCTAACGGGTAAGGGTAACTACCGTCACAAGATACGTGATGACTACAAGGCTAACCGCAAGTCAAAGGGTAAGCCTGTTCACTATGACCTTATTCGTGACTACCTAGTTGAGAGATACTCTGCTCAAGTGGTAGAGGGTATGGAGGCTGATGACGCACTAGGTCTTGCCCAAACTGATAGTACAATTATATCAACCATTGATAAAGATTTACTTATGGTTGAAGGGTTGCACTACAACTACGGCAAGCAAGAGTGGACAACTGTTACTGCTGATGAGGGAACTTACTTCTTCTACAAGCAGATGCTTACAGGTGATCGAGTAGATAACATAACAGGTATCCGTGGCATTGGTGAAAAGAAAGCTGCAAAGTTATTAGATGCAACTAAGCGTGACAAGTGGGACGATTTAATTATCGACATGTACATGCAAGAGTTTGACAATGGCTTTGATCGAGCAGTAGAAAACTCACAGCTACTATGGATACTACAACGAGGCAAGGACATGCCTATTAGGTTCGTTAATGAGTAAGCGCAATAAGAAACACAAAGATACAATATACCGCAGTGGTCTTGAAAGCGTACTAGCTCATGGACTTAAAGGTTACAACTTTGAGTACGAACCTTTCAGCGTACCGTATACTACTCATCGTAAGTATACACCTGACTTTGTAAGGGGTAAGTTTCTTATTGAGGCTAAGGGTTTCTTTAGGGCTGGTGATACAATGAAATACAAAGCTATCCGAGATAGTATAGATGGTGAGTTAATCTTTGTATTGTCAGACCCCTATAAGAAAGTACGTAAGGGAAGTAAGATGTGTATGGGGCAGTGGTGTGAGAAAGAAGGCTTGGCTTACTTCACTGTTACTGAGATTGAAGAGTTACTTACATATATACAGGAGAAAGAAGATGAAGATAATAGTGATACCTGATTGTCAGGTTAAACCTAACACCCGTATAGATCACCTTGAGTGGGCAGGTAAGTATATCGCTGAGAAGAAGCCCGATGTTATTGTTAACATTGGTGACTTCTGGGATATGCCTAGCCTGTCATGCTATGATAAAGGTAAGAAAGACTTCGAGGGTAGACGGTATAAGAAAGATGTAGAGGCTGGTAACGCTGCAATGGATTTACTTCTAGCACCAATAAAGAAAGAGTCCAACAAGCGTGGCAGTAAATGGAAGCCTAGATTAGTTTACACAATGGGTAACCATGAACAGCGTATTGATCGTGCAGTAGAGAACGATGCAATACTTGAAGATGTCATAAGCTATGATGATTTGAACCTGATAGACTGGGAAGTACATGACTTCTTACAACCTGTTGTGATAGGGGGTGTCGCCTTTGCCCACTACTTTACAAGCGGAATAATGGGAAGACCTGTATCCAGTGCTAGGGCTTTGTTATCTAAACGTATGATGTCGTGTGTAATGGGTCACGTGCAAGATCGTGACATTGCATACGGTAAGCGTGCAGATAATGTTAACCTTACTGGGTTGTTTGCTGGCATATTCTACCAACACAATGAAAAGTATCTAGGCGCGCAGAACAATAGTAGCTGGCGTGGTATTTGGGTGCTGAATGAAGTTAAGAGTGGTGGCTTTGATGAGTTACCTGTTAGCCTTAACTACCTGAAAGAAAGGTACGGTAAGTAATATGTTTGATAGAGATAGCGATGGAGCTTTGTTGGTTCTTGGGTACCCCCTCTTCGGAGGGTGGCTACCTTACATAGGATTTATAACCTTTTACATTAATGAAGATGAGGACGATCTACTACGCTGCTTTATGATAGAGTGGTTCTGTAGAAGTATTATCTTTACTAGGAGTAGTAAACAATGACCTGTCAAATACTGACACCCAAGTCTACATATACAGTAGACTATCCACAAGCATTAGAGTACACAAAGTCACAAG